TCGGGCGAGCCGTTCTTGGCGTAGCGGACCGCCACGAAGGCCATACAGTGAGCCCACTGGCCCGAGGCTTTCGCGTAGGCGTGCTGGTCCCGGACGGACTCGAAGCCGACGAGCGAGCAGACCGGGATCGGGAACCCGGCCTCGATCGCCGCGGCCGCCTCGGCGAACGTCTTGACCATGGCGACGTGCTGGGCCGGGTGCTTCTTCGCGAGCGCGTCGAGCCTGCCGCCGTCACCCTGGCCGCCGTTGCCGTAGGCCCCCCACTGCTTCGCCCGGTCCGGTGAGTAGACGCGGAGGTCGTGCCCGCCGATCTGCTCGCGGTAGACCACGCCCCAGTCCTTGACCCACCTGGCTGCGGCGGCGCCATACGAGCCGTCGCTCCAGCCGCCGACGGCCGCTTTGCCGTCGCCCGGCTTGCCGCGGGCCTCGACGCGCGAGCCGCCGTAGATCGCCTCGGTGGCCGGGAACGGCGGCGGGTTCGCCAGCCGGCCGGTCTCCCAGTCGACACACTGGGCGATCCAAATCCCATGGGCCCAGCCCCAGGAGACACAGTCCCCGATGCCTTGCCGCTCGACCACCCAGGGCTTCGCGTAGAGGGCCTGGTGGGCCTTGTAGGCGGAGCGGTACAGAAACGTGTCGACGCCCTTCGCCTCGCGGAGCGTCTCGGCTCCGGCGTCGCGGAACATCGGCTCGGGCAGCTCGCGGAGGAACGCGGCCACGCCCTCGGGGTCCGGCCGGTAGCCGTAGTCCGCTTCGCCGTCGAGGCCGAACCAGCCGCCCGCCGGCCGGGCCCGCAGGCCGCCGACCAGGTAGGCCGCGGCCACACCGAGGAGCAGGACGAACGCGAGGAGGCGGAGGTGGCGGGCGTCAGCGCGAGACATCGGCGGCCCTCGCGATCTCGCGGTATGCGGCGACCCAGGCGGCACGCTGGGCCGGCGACAGCGGCGCGCCGCTCGTCCCCGCCGTCCGGTCGAGGTACTCGCGGATCGCCTCGCGGACCCGGGGGTGTTTCTCGCCCAGGCTCACGCCACGCCACCGCAGGGCCTTGGACCGGGTCCGCAGCTCGTCCCAGGCCACGCCGGTCCGGATCAGCGGCTCGGCCGCCTCGCCGTCGTGCTCGAGCTCGTCGGCCAGCTCGGCGAAGTGGGCCGACACGGCCGCGGCGTCGGCCGCCGCGTCGGGGCCGATGAACGCCCCACGGAGGTCGATCGCCGCGTCGGGGGCCGGGCCTGGGCCGGGCGTCGGCGTGCTCGGCGCCGAGCGGGCCCACATCACCGCAGCCGCGGCGAGCATGGCCGCCCCGGCCAGGTGCCGCCGCTCGATGGTCGGGGCCTTCTCGGAGAACGACGCCACGAGGTGGGTGATCCGGTCGCCGGCGAACAGGTAGACGGCGGCCGCGACGAGAGCGAGCGTGATCACTTGGACCTCACGAGCGGGAGGAGTTGCTCGATCGCCCCCGACGCCAGGGCCAGGACGAGCGAACGGACAGCGGGCTTCGCGAGCAGCCAGAGCGGGTAGACGGCCAGCGGGACCGCCCGGTCGGCCACGGCGTCGAATAGGTCGCCCACGGCCTCCAGGGCCAGGGCCTTCTTCTGCTCGCCGGTGAGCGTGGTCACCGTGTCGAGCACGGCCACGACCAGGCGGAGGAGGCCGACCATCAGCTCGCCGAACTCGGCCCAGGTGAGGCCGTCTGCGGACACGGCCCGGGCGGCCGACACGAACGCGGCGATCTTGTCGAGCAGGCCGGCACGGTCTCCGGCCGCTGCGATGGGGGCCTCGGCGATCATTTGCGCCTCCAGATGGTTTCGGCTGGCACGACCTGGCGGCGGCGTTGCCGACAGGTCTGGCACTCGACGTACTGGACCTGCTCCGGTCCACACCGCTTGCTCGACTCGACGCGGCAGCGGCCGCCGCACTTCGGGCAGCGGCTAGCCGGCATGGGTCCGCATCCTCGCGACGGCAGCAGCCGCGGCAGCCTTGGCCCCGGCGAGGGTGGAGACCTTGATCGAGCGGGCAGCGTCCGCAGCGGCCGCCGGCGGGGCGTCGGGGACGATCCCCTCGGGGAAGTCGTCGATCCACACGTCGACCTCGACACCGGCGGCCTGGGCGGCGGCGCGTTTCTTCTGGTTCTCGCCCACGAGCAGCGTCCCGGCCAGCTCGAGCTCGCCGAACGCGAGGCGGATCTCGGAGCGGTTCTCCTCGGTGTCGGCCCGGCGCGAGATGCACCAGACGCGATTGCCGCGGGCCACCGCGTCCACCACGAACGACCGCCACAGGCCGGGGGCCGCGGTGAACGTCCGGTCGTAGTCGAGGGAGATCGTCAGGCCGCGATCCTGGCCGCCGGCCTCGGCTGCCCGGCGTGCGGTCCGCCACAGGTCGAGAGACCGCGGGGCGATCGAGCTCGCGCTGTACGCCGGGCTCGTGACCGCGGAGATGTCGTAGAGGCCCGAGGCCTTGGTCACCGTCCGGATCACGTTGCCGCGCTCGTCCTCGGTCCACTGCTCGCCGCCGTCGGCGACGGTGAACGCGAACGAGGCCCCGGTGATCGTCCGGTCCTCGACCATCATCACCAGGTCGCGGCCGCGCGTGGTCATGAGCGGCGTATGCCGATAGCCCAGACCGCGGGACTCCTTCGCGAGCGTCAGCCGGCCATTCGAGGTCCGGCCGGTGATCTCGTTCGGGTCGTGGTTGAACAGGAACGGCACGTCGATCTTCGGCCGCGGGTCGTTCGGGTGGCGGGCGATCAGGTCGTCGAAGGCCGAGGCGGAGAACTTCTCGCGGAAGCCGCCGAGGTCGAACGAGAGGGACTCCCACGGCGGCGAGATCCCGGCCAGGACGGCCGGCTCGCCGTCACGCCGCTCGACGGTGATCGCGTCGGGGGCGTCGGCGGTGAGGAGGTAGCGGCGCTCGATCTCGTTCATGGCATGGGCTCCTCGGGCGTCGTGTCGCTGGCGACCTGGTCCACCGGCGCCGTCTGGTCCACGGCCGCGAGCGGGTCGGCCTGCGGGGCTGCCGTGGCCGAGGCCGCGTTCGCGAGCGTCGAGAATCCGAGCTGCATGTACGTCTCGTTCGCCGCCGGATCGTCGAGGAGCGGCAGGTCTTCGAACTCGCGGAGCTCCTGCGGCTTCAGCGCGCCCATGTTGAACAGCGACTGGTAGAGCTGGACCCGGCTCGCGGTGTCGGCCCGGAGGATCCCGCGGTTGTCGAGCCGGGCGTACACGTCCTCGCCGTAGACCGGCTGGAGCAGCATGTCGAGCGGGCCCTCCATGCGGCGGGCCCACGGCAGCAGGCACCAGATCTGGGCGGAGAGGTGCTCCTGCTCGACGTTCGACCAGCGGGCCATCTTGTGGTCGCCGACCAGCGTCGACGGCACGCCCCAGGCCCGGGCCACGTCCGGGAGGATCGAGTCCCGCAGCTCCTGGTACTGGTTGGCCTCCATCGAGTTGGATTCGATGGGCTTGAGCTGGGTCTTCTTCGGCAGGACGGCGACCGAGCCGCGGTTCTTCGGCCCGCCGTAGATCTCGCGGAGCTGGGCCCGCAGGGCGGCCATGGCCTCGTCCGGGATCTTCTCCTGGAGCTCCATGACCATGTCCGGCCGGGCCGAGTTGGCCCAGAACGACTGTGCCGCGATGTCGAGCTGGCGGGCCAGAGCGATCGACGTGCCGCACAGCTCGGAGGGCGCCATGCCCACCAGGCCGTTGTCGCTCAACCACCGCCAGTGGAGCACGGGCTCGCGGACCGGCTCCCACGCGCCGCTGTCGCCCCAGAACTCGTACGAGACCGAGTAGTCGCGGTTGCGGACCACGCGGGCCCGCGTCGGGTGCATCGGCCGCAGCTCGGAGCAGAAGCCGCGCGAGCCGGGCATCACCCGGGCGTAGGCGTTGCCGTGGAGGGCCGTCCAGTAGGCGACGAGCTGGTAGAAGTCGAAAGCCGACTGCCACGGGTTCGGCCGCTTCCGCAGCGTGTACGAGCAGGGGAGGTTCGCGTCCTCCTTGCGGCCGTCGGGCAGCGTCCGCATGACCTGGACCGGCATGACAGCCACGGCCTGGGCGATCCAGCGGACGACCGCCAGGATCGACGAGACGCGGATCGCCTCGGTCGTGCCGATGTCGCTCGGCGAGATCGTGCCGAACCCGAGCGGTGACCAGACGGATCGGACCTCGACCGACTTCCTGGCCGACCTGCGGCGCGGCGTCCGCCTGGTAGCGGGCTTGGTGGCGGCGGGCTTGCGCGGCATGTGGGGGCCTCGAGGTCCCTGCAATCGTCCGGCCGCCGCCCCGTCCGGCGAAGTCCGCCGGCCGTCAGATCAGCGTGATCCGGTAGTCGTCGAGGCTGCCCACCGTGGCGTCGTCGTCCGTGCTCGCGAGACAGAGGGCGTTCACCAGGGCCGGGATCCCGTCGATCTTCTCGGTGCTCTTCTGCTTGTCCGGCTTGATCATGCCGGTGGCGTCGGTGTAGACGCAGACATTGTTGGCGTTCCATGCCGCCACCGGGTTGCCCCCGTGCCGCAGCCGCTTCTCGACGACCAGGGCCTCCAGGAGTTTGCAGGCCGAGTTGAGGTACGCGGTCCGCTGCGGGATGTCCTTCACCGTGATCCCCTCACGCTGGAGCAGCGTCTCCAGGGCCCCGGCCTGCCACGGGTCGACACCCACGGCCCGGATCTCGTGCCGCTCCCCGTACTCCAGGATGTCGCGGGCGACCGCCTCGTGGTCGAGCCGGTGGCCGTCTGTCACCTTCACCCAGCCGTCGCGGATCCAGGCGTCGTAGGGGATGCCTTCGCGGACGCGGTCGGCCACGGTCTC